AGACAACGATTTCAGCATTAGTTTCTTCCAGTATTTCATTTAGGGTATCGATTGCTTTCTTATTAAAATTATCAAAACGAGCGTCCAACTCAAGTGACATAACTGATTGACTTAACTTACGTCCAACCTTTTTTTGTTTCTTAAATCTACCTCCCCATTCTGTTGACAAACAAATAACCCCATCGTGATCTAAAAATATTACCTTCATTTCTTCCTTTTTATGTTGTAAATATAAATAATATTTTCGAATATCACAAATTAACTATGAATTTTCTTCAATATAATCGTGTTGTGGAGACCAAACTCCTTCAGAAGTTACTTTTGGATTCTCATTTCTATCAATCATAACCCATTCAGCTTTAACTAAACCCCAAGGTTTGAAATGTTCTAATACGTCCTCAAGTGAGAAACATTTACAACTGTAGATATCAAACTGAGCCATTGGTAATTCGTAATGATCCCAAATGTGAATTGATGCGTGTGATGTTGCCAAAGTAACCGTACCTGTTAAACCTTCATTACCTGGGTAATCAACGTAAACACTCGTAGGTCCACCTACAACTTCCATTTTAACTTTATGAACTAACTGGATAAACCATTCATTTAAATCACTAACTCTGTTCGGAGGATTAGTGAGCCAAACCTTCATCAAAAGGTGTTGGTGATAAGGAACAAATTCTTCTTGCATATATGTTTTTTTCTATTACATATATATCTTTGAATTTGTATTTTTCTAAGATTATTTAAACTTTCTTATTCTTATAAAACCACATTATATGGGTTGTTAATATCGCTACGTTTACAAACATAGTTGGGTTATTCATAATCAGATATCCATACCAAATCCATAGAATGCAGGCTAGTGAATTTACCACCCTCAATTTAAACATCGATTTAAACGTCATCGACATTAACACAACCACTGACGCAACCCAACCTAATACCTCAACCATTACTATATTTTTTAAAGTTCTTAACGAACCCAGTTTCATACTTCTTTAATTCCTTTGTGTCTAATCCGTTATATAATCCCGTTGACATAAACGCCTGAATCTCATCATCGATAATTTTCTTATCATTAACATAACCCATTTTCATAAGTTTCTTTTTTAACTTATCGTAATGAGTTGGTTTAATTCCTTTTATAAGTTTATTAACGTCTCTCTTGTAATCTTTGTTGGTGAAATATAGACCGTGAGCAATCTCGTGATCTAAAGTTTTTAAGTCTTTGCTACTCGCACCAATCAAATACCAATCGGTTCGTCTACCATCATTCTTTTCCGATGAATCTTTTGCACAATACCAATAGATGTCGTTCATAATCGAATCGTACTCAGTGTCTTTACAAAACTGATGATGAGCAACTTGTAAAATGTTACAGGGAATATTATAACCAGACCAATCTTCTGGATATGTAAATGTTTTCTTTTTCCAAGCATCTTTATAGAATCTCATATACTCCATCCAAGTAAAATATTTGTTCCTGAATATTTTATATGGTGACTCGTAGAATTCTTGGTATCGACAGAACAACATCGCTCTATCATAATTGTCGTCAACCAACACACAGTAAATGTTTGGTTTAATTTCTTTTACAACCCCCTGAACTAACGGATGATTGATTTTCATAAATTAAATTTTATTTATTTTAAATAACTCTTCGGTTAAATCAATATATGGTTGTGTTTCGGGATTATAATAGCCAACCATTTTGTCTATTTTTTCCTTATTGTCGTATGTTGTAGTTTTATTATGTTGTTCAACTCCCCAAATTGGTTCTGGTAATTCTCTAACATTAAACATAACCACTCGTTCTGGTGTTGCGCAAACATAAAAAACATCTTTGTCAGGTGATATAATCATATCGTCCCATTTTTTCTTTTCAACTAAGAAAGTATCATAATCTTTCTTTCTTCCTTTAGTTTCAATTCCACATTTTTCTAAAATACTACGCAAATCGATAGGAGAATATTTGTTATGTATATTTAAATCTATCAAATCAGGATACAATTTTTTCAATTCAAAATAAATACTTGTTTCATCCTGACAAATGTAAGTTAGATATCTTTCTCTTCTTTTACTTAAAAGTAGTGGTATACAATTAATAATTGTATCTAAACAATTTTTATGTTCTTGTTCTTTTTCTAATTGTTCCGCTATCCGTTTTTCAATTTCTTCTACTGACAACTCTTCAATATCTCTCGACATAAATCTTCTGGTATTTTACTTCTTTCATAAGCGTTAGATCTACCTTGTGTTCCTGTTTTAGAACCTCTAGGTGCTGCAACGTGACAAGGTGAACCATTCTTACACATTGGTCTTGGAACCCATACATCACTATTAGTCCATATGTCGGTTGGTTTCATTCTTTCATCACCATACTGACAATATGTAACAGTGTTTCGTTTGAACTTATCCATAAATGGCATCTTACGAAGAACTCCTCTTGGGTTTTCAATGAACCAATATGTTGGATTGAAATGTTCAATCACTTCGATAGTTTTCTTAACTAATTCAATACCAAGTCGTGCGGTATCTGTCTTAGGAATGTACGCACCCTTACCTCCAGTCCAATGGTGACCTAAAGCGGCAACACTGAATCCTGTACAAGGTGGTGATGCCCAAATTACATCAGGTTGAAATGGAACTTTGGTTACATCAAAGTCTAAGATACTAACGGCATAATGTATTCCGTCAAATGGTGTTAGGTCGGATGAAAATACTTCCATACCTAACTCTTCGGCAATCTTTCCAACGGAACGACTACCCGCAAATAATTCTAATACTTTCATTAAACTAAATGCTTAAATTTATCAGCAACGTTATTGATATAATTTTCCTCATCTAAAGATAATAGATGTCTACATTTTTTTAAATGGTCAAGACTATCCCAAAAAGATTCATCGTTAACATTTGGTCTACGAACACCGTAATTAGATGCTTTAATATCTTTTTGGTCTTCACTAATGAACCCACACTCAACTAAGTAATCAATTAGTTCTTGTCTTTCTCTAGATGAACAAGCATCAACAAATTCACTTGGATTAACGTCGATGTCGTCTGGTGTAAAATCTGGCATAATAATTTTATTTAAATGTTTAAATAAAATATAAGAAAAAAAATTGGAAATAAAAAATTATAGAGAAAAAGATTCTCCACATCCACAGGTGCGGGATGCATTAGGATTGGACCAACTAAATCCTTTACCGTTTAAACCAGATGAGTATTGTAGCTCGGTACCATATAGATAAAGAACTGATTTCTTATCTACCACTAATTTAACTCCACCGCCCGCCTCGAACACGTCGTCCGATTCGTGTATGTTGTCATCAAAGTCCATTGTATATGAAAGACCTGAACATCCTCCACCCTTTACCCCAACACGAAGATGGTGAGTGTCTGGATTTATACCATCACCCACCATAAGTTCTATCACGTGTTCTAATGCTAACTCACTTATTGTAATCACTTTAAACCAGTCTTATTTAATAAAGAATCGGTTGTTTTAATATCAACCTTTATTTCTTTTATCACTTGGGTTTCCTTTCGTAATTTTGCAAGTTCTCGTTGTTGAAAGAAACATATTAATAGTAATGCGATTGCACTTCCCTTAGTTATGTTGTCTTGATTTTTCTTGAAGAATTCTATCATAGTTTTAATTAATTAATATATCCATACCATTTTTCTTTCGGTAATCGTTTATCGCTTCTTTGATAGCATCTTCCGCTAATACCGAACAATGTATCTTAACTGGAGGTAATGATAGTTCCTCCACCAATTCCATATTATCCATTTTAATTGCATCATCTATTGACATTCCTTTCAACCATTCGGTTGCTAAAGAGGATGCTGCGATTGCCGATCCACATCCGAAGGTTTTGAACTTAGCGTCGGTTATGATGTTATCGTTAACTTCAATTTGTAATCTCATTACATCACCACATTCTGGTGCACCCACTAATCCCGTACCTACATTAGATTTACTTTTATCCAAAGTACCTACGTTTCGTGGGTTATTGAAATGATCTATTACCTTATCTCCGTATGCCATAGTATTTGTTTATATGATAAATATCAGTCAATCAGTTCATCTGTTATAATGTTATGATCATTTAAGATTTCGTGTATCTTTTCATATACCAATTCCAAAGCGTCATATTTGTCAATTTCTTTACCTTCCATTGACCATTCTAAACCTTTTTTAGTGTTATGTACAATATCCCATAACGCCATCGCCATATCTAAAGATTTAATTGCTCTTTTATGTGCCATAACATCGTCAGGATCACTTAAGTTGTACTCTATTGTCGCTTTCGCCATAAGTCACTGAGTTTTTTACCTGGTTTAATTATTCTACCGTTTTCATCCATCATAGGTGCTCGGTATATTTCAAATGCCATCCATAAACCTACTAAAACTAATAAAATTCCAAACTTCATCATATTGATTTATTTTAATGATTCAACATATTTTGATTTCCAAAATTGCCACCATTTACGTTTGACAATTGGTTTACATTCTGAGAATGGATTATCTCCAAATGCTACCTTATTTAAATACTTGGAAGATATTACATTGAAAAATATTTCGTGGTACTTTTTATCTACCGTGGAAAAATCGGCAATAACTTCAACGTTTAATGTTACAGGACCATCTTCAGTATATACTATAAAATGTTCTTGTAATTTAACTAAACTACTTGTTTGTAAATTTATATAATTTCCATTTCCAATGTGAAAATCGGTTCCCATATTACTCTGTTTGTGTTGTTAATATTAGTTCAAATTCGTTAGCACCTTTTTTGTTTTGTTCTTTGAACATTTCAAGTGCAATCTCATAACGACTAACCTCAGTAAATCTAATAAATAATTCATCTCGTAAACTATCTCGTTCATTAATGATTTGTACCTTTTCAATATCACCACCAGGAATATAACCATTGTCTGTTTGACACTTAACTAATTCTTCTTTTGTTTTTCTCAACTCTTCTAATTTATTAAAATAGTTAACCAATAAACCTGTAAAAGATAATGTAGCAACTACCACATAAAATCTAAGCTGTGTTAAAATTTTCATTTGTCTAATTTTTTAATGTCTGTTAATATTTTCTCCACCTCTTGTTCAGATAGATAACCAAGTACATCGTCTGTAATTGGTGTGTCGTAAGTTATCTGACCATCTTTACCAAAGACAGCTAATTCATATAACCCTTTAGATCCTCCATATGTATGTTCACCTTGAACAATACTAGCCCCGTAACCATTTGAAAATTGTACTATACATTGTTTTCCTATCCCCATTGGGTGTATTTGGAAATTCAACTCCTCGAACACTATCGTGTCTAAGTTGTTCGTTGGTCTTGTTTTTACGTTCATCTTTTTGTTTTTTTACAAATGATTGTATTAAATAATAATTCATATTAAAATATTTCTTCCGCAATTCCTAATACCTCAGCAACACCTAAAAATATTGCCGTGTTTCCGAATTGCTCGTTAAATAAAAAAAGACACGCCACAATTCGTAAAATTGATTTTACAATACTAATCCAAAAATGGCTGTTTGTTTTTGATTCTTTCTCTTGCATAACTTTAATATACTATTTTTTCTTGAGATTTCAAAATATCATCAACAATTTGTATCCTTTGACCAATCCATCTCATTACATTTACTGTCATTGAGTTACCAATAATACCTTTAACATTTGAATATGATGGTTTTTTACCGTCAATTTCAAAGTCAAGATAATCATCAGGGAACCCCTGAAGTCTAAGTAATTCTTTCTCGGTAAATTCTCGGATACCTCCCTCATCAACCCAATAATTTGATGTTGATTCCTTACCAAACCCATCGGTTAATGTTTGGGAATATGATTTAGTTATTGTACCTGCGATTCTAATTTGTCCGAGAAGACTTTTGGTACGGTCATCCCTCTCTTTGAGAGTCTCTTTTTTAAATTTCTTAAAACATCCTTCGTCAAATAGTATTGCTG